TTACCCATTTGAACTCTCCAGGAGTGTGACCATGCATCGACAATTCATTATTCTGATCGGCGTCCTTTTGTTTCTTGCACCGTTTGCATATCTTGCTGTGAAGTTTGGAGCTGTTGAAACTCCGAAGAAAACAGAGGATCGAAAATTGAAAAAACGATTAAAAGAAGCAGAGAAGTATTCCAGTCTGCCGATTGAAGTGCAAAAAATTTGTATAGAAGCTGAGAACAAAATGAATGATGCGGGACCATTATTGGCGATACGGATCATCTCTGTTCTGTTTTTCATTACGTTAATCTTCTGGATATTTAACATATGATTGCTCCTATCGCGAGAACTCATCGAGAAGCAAAACGTAAAGCCGAACTAACTCATCTAAGAGCCATCGAGTTTCAAAAAGCAAGAAATGTCCGTAACGTTTTCAACCTCGTTCATTGTGGCGTGATCTTCATTCTTACACTTATTGTATTAGCGATAGCCAGAGTTTTAGTCCTCATCGTAAAGCATCTTATTTACCCCCCATCATTGCAGCCATCATCTCCATCTGTCTGTTTTCTTTTGCGATGTCGGTCATCTCTTGAATAATCGCGGCGTGTTCTCTGACTATCTTATCATTGGGGAACTGGCCAACCGCCTTGCACTCTTTCCAATGCTTGTAAGTTTGATAATTCTTCTGATTCAGAGTTTTCGGATTTTCCGGCGTTCCCTTTTTACATCCGTTTTTCGTTCGACAGGGGGCCGGAACGGTCGGTAGTCGTTTGAAGTTATCTCCACGACTGTCGACCCTGGCTTCTCCGGTTGTCTCGTTATAAATATACTTGAGACAATGTTCGCAATTACGATAGGCTACCTTGGGGTGAAGGAGAAGCAGCTCCAGCCCTTCGATCAGTTTTTTTGATCGGCATCTTTCTTTTTCTGTTTCTGATCAATCTCTTCATCGCTCTTTCCTGAGAATGTGACGATGTTAAAAATCGAATCGATCACCGGCTGCTTGATTCGTTCCATAACTGCAACTGTAATCGGCAGAATGTTACCTTTGTTTTTCAGATCCCAGCTGATAATTCTTTCAGCCAGAAAATCATTGATCCGTTTCGATTTATCTTCCGGACTGATCGCACTCCATTGATGGAGAACAGTTCTCACTTCCAGCGGTAGGGATGGACGAAATTCGAAACGGATTGCTTCAGAGATCCCTTTATCTTCCGCTAGATAACCTGATTCGTTGCAGCCATCATCGATATAAGCCTGAGTCGTCATGTCTTTCCCCGTTTCTCGTTAAGTTAATTATGTTTCAGGTCACTTATTTAGGCGTGCGCGTTCGTGACGACGAGACTCTTTGTAGATCCTGAACTTCGCACCATACCGGACAAGGGGAGGTTCGTGACATCTTTTCCACTCATAGACGGTGTCACATTCGCGTACTGAATTGCAGCCATGTCAAATGTAAGAATGTCTGTTTCCACTTCCGCATTTGTGAATACAGCAGACCCAGCAGCACCCTCGAGAGCCTGCTTGACGAGATCCGTATTATCTATATCCCACGGGTGATCAGTTGCCAGCGTGATCTTTCGATCAATCAATGGGATGTCATAGCGGGTCAGGTTATTGCCGAACAGCTCTGTATTAAGCACATTCTCAATCGTGAGGCTAAACTTCTCGAATACACGAGTCTCGCCCTGGAGCGTCAATACACCGTCTTCCATGATGAATGGCTTCTCCTGGGGATTAGTCAGTGGTATAAATGTGCCAGCGTTGCCGATGGTTTCTGTTTCTGCTTCAATATCGAGTTCCAGGAAGAGTAGATCCCCCTTGGTGCCAGTAAATGTTGCCTTTGATATCCGGCAACCAGCATAAGTGAAAACCTTGGCGCCCCGGTCAATCATTAGATAAAACTCTGGTAGAGCGTCAGCCAGCGCGAATACATTCGTCGATTCCGCTGCACCGCAGATATAAGGCAATAGGGTATCCAGGGCGATCCGAGAGCATGCCAGCTTGAGACTGCCAGCAACCCGCTTTAGTCCGTAGCGAGTTCGCTCTTTGTTGTGGTCGGTCGTACCAGTCATGCCATTGGTTTCAATGATTTCGGCCGTCTCGACCAGAGACTCTGGCAGAATGATCTCGATCGGAATGGAACTGGCATCAAATGGCAGGGCAGTATCAAAAGCAATCTTACCAAATGTTCCGATTGATGGAGTCGTCATATTATTCTCCTCATATTTTATCGATTTGTTGTATTACTGAATCAGCGACATTCGTGGTCGCCATGTCTTTAATCTTCTCGCTGAATCCCATGAACTGTCGCTGTGGAATACGGCCAGATCCCTTTTGATGGATTCCTGCATATTCAACATAAGTCCCCAAGGTCAAACCTTGATCGCTGGTAGCTTCGAGGTGGTCCTCAGTTTTCTCTGTCACACTCTTTTGTAGTCTGTAAGTATCCAACAGCGGCTTATTATTCTGGTTTCTCGGTGGTCGTCTTGGACGCTTCAGGGCAGGCCAACCGGCACCAGTTGGCGAAATTCCTCGCTGGAACCCATCATGCAACTGCTCCTTGGTTTCCTCAACAATATCGTCCATCACCCTTTTGCATTTTGGCCTTTTGACAATGGCTGCTGTTTTAGTGAGGAACTCTCTGAGGTCTTCGATGCTGATTTTTTGAGGCATGGTCTCTCACCTTTCTCCGTCTTGATTTTGGGCTCCAGTTTTTCCAGTCCATCCAGAGACAGCCCCTTCATTTCAGCATAGAGCCTCAGCGCTTCTGCCTCATCTGTTCTGAATTTCAATCGCCCATGCTTCGTACTGATTATGGTGAGAGGTTCTTCTTTTGTGCTGAATTCGAATATTGTCACTATCTTGTCTCCCAACTAATAAACCACAGACTAACGCCTGCGTGATATTCTCCAACTTCAAACCAGCCCGGATCTACAACAATACCGGGACCGACGTAACTGTTTACAACTGAATTCACACCCGTTAAACGCGGGGTGCGGAATTTCTTGAAGATGTCTTCGTACCAGGTCAAATACTTATCGCGATTCAACGTCTGGTTCTGATTGTCTGCGTCGACGATATAAACGCCGACCTGATATTCGATCTGGTCTCTTTCGTTTGTCCCCTCTTTGGGGTTATGTTTTGGTGTGCCGGGTGCAATTAAGATGGCCGGGAAGTCTGCGCTTTGAAAGTCGCGTGTCGATGGAACCTTTTGAATAATGATCGAATCGTCGGTGATATCCGTCAGATCTAAAGACTCGATCTGAGTTTTTACGGTTGTCAAAATGCTTTCCAAAATGGCTGTCATTTTTCCCTCCGGCAAATGCAACGCCAGTGGGTTCTCAACCGCACTCGTGAAACGGACATCACAGTCCACTTCACGCTACCCGAGTCCGTAATGGTGTCGCCGGTTTCGATCTCGGATCCAGCCAACAACACGTTGGGGATTTTCCAGACAATTCCCTCTGATGCTGATGTCACTAAACCACGCGACACGTCATCGCGGGAGATATCCCGCATCCAAGCATGTGAAACGTTCTGTGTGGCAATCGTATCATTAGCCTTGCCGCGCCTCGTCGTCAGAGACACGGCTTCCGTACCCGGCATCTTCAAATACAATCGGTTTAACTGGGCTACAGATACCATCAGATCACGATCCTCTTGTAATGAGCCAGAGAACCTTTGACCGAATCAAGGAATTTTCCTTCGTCTTCGGATCCAGCAAGCCTATAGGAATAGTCCTCAATGTTTTCTGATTCTAAACGGCCCCCTTGATCCATGGCCTGAACCATTGAGACCACCAGCTTGTTTGCTGCGAATTGAATATCAGCCGGTACAGTCGCCCATCCCGCGACGTATACAACCTTGATATTCCCCATGCCCAATCCGGGAGCGCTGGATAATTGGCCCTGAAGACGCAAGGCAGGACGAGGCCAGCCTTTCCCGGTGTGGTAGAGGATTCCGCTTTTGCTGACTTCCATTGCGGTTGCGTTATCCTTCCGGAGAACAAAGTCGGTTCCCTCGACCAACAAAGAAGAGGCGGGGAAAGCGTCCGTGCCATCCCCATAATAACCATCTGAATCAACGCTGATTGAGGTGATTGATTGCACAGGGGTTTGGTTCAACAACAGAACCTTATCACCAGAGCCACTGTAGTACTCTGTATATGTCGCCTGTTCGACTTCCCGCTGGATATAACCTTTGATGATGGCATCGGCTTGAGGGATCATTATATCGATCACAGCATCGAGTGACGTATCACTGATACCCAGAAGCGTTTTGATTGTCGCCTTAACTGTTAATACCATTTTCAACTTGTTTCCACGAAAGTATTATTCTTGTTTATCTGAAAGAGTGAATTTTTACTCACGGTCTTATCTAAGAACATCTTTTACTCGTCGCTGCTTCTTTCACGTCCGATGATATTTTTATAGCCGCAACATTTTGGTAAAAAGCGTTGGCCAATTTGTAGGCTCTTCGTACATAGTGTGATTCATCAAATCCATGATGCGACTTGATACACATTTGGATAAAGATCCGTTCTGCCAAGGATTCGATTTGAGATGTTTTGACTAATTGTTTTGATCTTTGATTCATCCGTCTGAACTCCCGGAAGATATTACCTGACTGAAGAAAAGCTTAATGATTCTTCAGGCAATGGCAGACTGCTTAATTTCATTGACGTAACCAGCTCCCTGAAGAACGTAAAAACCCGCTCCGAGTTGTGAGTTTGCCCCTACGTCCGCCACATTGAATGAAACAAACTTAAAACCGTTATCAGAATCTAAATCTTCTGTCATAACCTCAATGGCAATCAGAGCTTCATTTTCAGCACCGTCTAAGGATCCTGTGTCGAAACCATCCGCTTCTGTTTGTTCGGTGAGGGAAAATTGACCAACGGAATCGATGTCAGTTGCACTTACCTTATGCCGAATACGAGTAAAGTTTAAAGCCTTAGAATTACCAGAACTTGCAGCATCATGCTGTTGTGCAGAGATCACGGGATCATCTCCTGCTGTCCCAATAGAAGCCAACAGAATGAAGAGACAGCGATCATAATTTTGTAAATTAACCCGATCGCCTGTATTCGTGGCCGTGGATAAATCAACGGGCATAAAGGCGGGGATAATATCGTGACTTTCGAGGAGTTCTTTATTAAACATTGAACGAGATCCTTCTCAATATTGATTTAGTAGGTTGAAATGGGAATAGAGAGTGCTTCTCCATGTCACTAAGCACGAGTTGCCAGCGTGACAAAACTGGACTGTGTCGCAGTACCTTTATATGGTGTTAATGGTTGAGTCTCCCAGGGCTTTCCATCAATACGCATAATGAAACGTAATGCCAATTGGTCAGTGAGAAACTCTACATGCATTGACTCAGCCTGTTCGATTCCCCCCTTACTAATCGTGATATAGTCATCCAAACTGGCTAACAGAATATCACCCTCGGTTCCCAGAGTTTCGTTAAATTCTGTTGGTATTACGGGGCGCCCCATCAATGTTGCATAAGACGAACCAGACAAACCAGAAGGCGGCATGTAGACTAATTGTCCACCCGCAGTAGAGACTCCCAAACTCATCTGATGCAGTTGAGGTTCGGTATCCTGATTAATAAACCAGGCGGCATTCATTCTCGAAGACGCCTTCATACGGCTCCACATGTTCAGAATATTTTCAGCCACAATCGTATTGGCTGCTTGACCAGACTCCTTAGGAACTGAAACTCTTGCCGTCGATTGCATAATTCCCAGCGGCTTACTGACGCCGTTTCCATTAAAAATAGATTCGCCCAGCACAAACTCCATCTCTTCTGTCACTTTCTTGTTGACATAAGATTCAAGTGCCATCCCATTGTCATTGATTAGTTCTTCAGTCAGATAAACTAGCACTGCTAATTTGTTAAGTTTCAGTGTTGTTTCACCGAGCTTTGGTGTATTACCAGTAAGAGGATCCCCTTCTCCAACCCAATAAGCACGTAGGCCGCCAGCACGTGATCCATCAGCACGACTAGTTTCAGAATCCGTCGGAAAAGTCATGTTGTTTCCAGCGACTTGATAGTGATCCGTTCGGCTGACAATGTCGTTTTGATAAATACGTGTCAGAATTTCTTGATGAAATTCAGGCAAAATAGCTATTCCACCATCGGCTCCTACAATTTCCGACATGCCTTGAATCGCTTTACACATTCCCCAAGACTTCTTGGTCTTAGCAATCACCTCGCTGCGATCTTTAAAACCAGACCTAATAAATTCTCCAAACGATTGAAATTCTGAATACGGCTTGTATCCGGTTGGTAATGTTCGGAGATTTTTAGAATGAGATTTATTGAAACTCACCTGGGCGGTTTCTCTCCCCTCTGTTTCCCAGTAACTTGAAAGTCGGCCTTGTGTGTCATGGTGAATTCCACTCATATCAGGGCTGTTTAAGAGGTCTACACTCTGAGTCAGATTTTCAATATTTGATGAGAGGGATTTAACTTTTTCTTCGAGTGTTTCAGACATGTAATATGTCCTTTCTACAATTTGATTTTGGAATTTTTTGTTAGTTCAACATTTTGTTCAGAAGTTTTGGATATTATTCACAAGCAATCTATTTTTAAGTGTGAAGATTTCATTCAAGCAATAAGTAGATCAGCTATTTTTTGTTTCAGTTCAATGACTGCTTGAGAAAGCTCTTCAACATTCTGATCTAGCGCCGTCTCATCATAAGAAAGCTGTCTGTGACGAGTGGGACTAATCTGCTTTAAAATTTCAGTTAACCATTGACGCTGATGTAGTGTTAGATTTCCAGACTGCGATACTTCTTTTAAGCGGCCATAATAATCTGATTTTTGTAGCTGACGAATCATCTCGGGCTCCAGCCAATCGTTTGAAGACCGAACGACAGTGACGGAATCATTCCGTTTTATTTCACTTTCGATGAGAGTATTCAGGTGAGAATAATTGCTGAGATAAAATTTTTCTAAAGTGATTCGTTCATTTTCGAGCGAGCTCAGAAATGTGTTTAAAAAAGATTTAACCCGCTCGTTTTCCAACGCAACTGATCCCGAATGTACTTGCCTGGTCAATTCTGTAATTGAAGTCTGAATGGTCTTCAATATCTGTGCACCTAAAGGAACACATTCTGTTTTTGGGTTCGGAAATTCAGACACTGTCGTGGTATCTAATTTTGCCTTGAATTGCGCCTCACCAGAATTTGGAGAAAGTTGATTCAAATCTACTTTTTTATCAGTTTTCGCAAGTTCGTTTGTATTGCATTTTTCTTGATCCGAATGAACGCTCACCTCGTCTGCTTCAGGAGCCCGGCTTAAACCCTCCTCATCCCTATTTTCTTGTGAAAATGTTTTGTTGGATTTCGTCCATCCGGGTATTGTTCGATTACCAGGAGATAGAACCGATTTGAGTGACTTTAAAAGTGGGGCCGAGATGTTGCGTCCTTCAATTTTTCCTTTGTTAATGGTTCTTGCAATGGCTTCTGGGTTGACTCCCAATGCCCCCCAAGACCACTCAATCAGCTCCCATTCTTCAAGAATGATTCCAATGCCATTATTAGATGTTTTTCTAGTTGTAGATTTGATAGGAACCGCTCGTACTGATGTTGCCCTTACCAGCCCTTCAGCAATGAGATGAAATATTTGCAGCGACTCCAAGGATTTATCAGTAAAGTAAGATGTCGCTAATATTTGATCCTCTTCCACTTCTAATGCCAAATTACCATCGGGATCTTGGCACTTTGCGATGGGTCGAGTGATCTCACCTAAACCGTGCTCCCAAAGGACGACAGGGTTTTTGCTGAAATTTTCAAGATGCACGCCCTTGGGGACTATAATGTCCCCTTCACGATCCTCGCATGGCGTATTGATGATGGCACGAGCAGACATTAATCGTGCATCAATCATAGGCTGTGTTTGACAAGCTAACGAGAGATCTGATGACTTGCCTGCAAGATGACAAAAAGTTCCAAATTTTTTCTGCCGATTCTTGAGGAGGACCTGCAAGGAGTTTGCTGTTGTTTTTATATTCACATTTCGCCTCGGAAAGAAACAGTTAATGTTTGTGACGAGGCTGTGTTTTACGGTTCGGCACCTATGAGTCAAGATCGTTGAAAATAGTTTTTACTTTTTTAATTCTAGATGTCCTTCAAAATATTCATTAGTTTACACTAGGAATCTCTGACTTCTAGAATGCAATAATTGAAATCTCAGTGATGATTGCAATCTGCTTATACTTGTCAAGAGATCAAGAGATTTGGAAGGGTAGTTACTCAGTCTGATTTAAAAGGTGACCACACTAACGCGCAAAGAAAGAAATTTTTGAACTCACTTTGATGGCGGGGCAGAGAGTGTGATCTGCCCGAACTTTCCATAGCAACTGTAAGACATGCGATAATTGGAGAATCGCATCTAGCGCGGAAAAATATTGAGTTGCCTGTTTGCTTAGGCTGCTTTCCGAATTGATTCAGAGTCTTCAGCAGAATGTGATCTCTTTTCGTTCACTTCTGCCGGTTCGAGATTCGCGAGACTACTTGTCTCTGAAGTAATCCGGTTTGAGTATATGATGTTGACAAACTCTGGAAAACTACTCCATTCTCCTGGATCCTGATTCCAGATCACTGCAATTTTCTTGAAAAAAGTCATTTCGTATTGCGCGATTACCAAACTTTGGATTGTATCATTGGGTTCCAAGTCGGATGCCTTCCACTGCCTCGGACATAAATCATATGCTGGTTCACCATCTCGCCCATTACTGGGAATATCGTATAAAATTGCGAGTTCATTGGAATCATTTAGTT